GGCGGCGGCCAACGCGGCCCGCGGCGACACCGCGAGCGGCAGCTGGGGCGGCGCGCCCACCCCGCAGACCGCGGGCGGCGGCGCGGGCGGCGGGACCACGATCCACCAGGAGATCAGCGTCACGCCGCCGGCGGGCGCCGACCCGGGCGCGTACCGTTCGGCGACGCAGCAGGGCGCGCACGCGGGCGCGTCGTCGGGCGTCGCCGCGGCGGCGCGCCTCACCCCGCGCGCGCTCTAAGGAGGGTTCATGCCGACGACCATCGTCTTTGCCGACAAGGACGTCCTCGTGCTCGACGCGACGCTGTCGATCGAGCACGGCAAGGAGGCGGAGGTCACGGAGAACCCGGTCGAGGAAGGAGCGGCGATCGCCGACCACGTCATCGTCAAGCCGTGGTCGATCCAGATCGCCGGCCTCATCGCCTACCACCCGCTCGTCAACCCGGGCGAGACCCCGGAGGAAAACGGGCACGTCAAGGCCTGGGAGCGGCTCGACCGCGCCATCGAGAAAAAGGAGCTGGTCACGGTCCAGACGGGGTTACACGACTACGTCAACATGGCCATGAGCAAGCTCGTCGCGCGGCGCGAGCCGTCGACCGGCCGCGATATTCCGCTCTCGCTGGCCTTCCGCGAGGTCCGCTTCGCGAAGGCCCAGACCGCCAAGGTCCCGAAGGACGCCATCGGCAAGGCCGACCCCGGCGCGACGCCGGCGGCCGGCAAGGCGCAGGCCAAGAACACGCAGGCGCAGGCGACGCCGCGCGCCAACAAGGGCGTGGTCCCCAAGACCAAGCCCAGCGCCCAGCAGAACACGCAGCCGGCGAAAACCAAGTCCTGGCTTAAATCGATCATGGGCTAGTGCCCGCGAGGGACCATGGCGCGCAACTTCATCCCCCTGGACGTCTCCGACGCCGCGTTCTCGCAGGACGTCGACCTCGGGGCGAGCCGCTACCGGCTCCAATTCACCTGGAACACGCGCGGCACGTTCTGGACGCTCGACGTCCTCACCACGGCCGACGAGCCCATCGTCATGGGCGTGCGCCTCGTCACCGATTGGTTTTTACTCCAACCTTACCAGGATCCGCGCCTGCCGACGGGCTACCTGTTCTGCTGCGACATGACCGGCGCCGGCGCGGACCCCGGGCGCGACGACCTGGGCGATCGCGTCCAGCTGGTATACGACGACACGCTCGACGACTAGACCCCGGAGGCCGCATGCCCGTCACCTACGACCCGAAGGACGTCGCGATCATCCTCGACAGCCACATCGTGGGCGGCTACGCGGAGGGGACCTTCATCGAGATCGAGCCGTTGGGCGCGGGCAGCAAGCCCGTAGTCGGCACCGACGGCGAGGTCACGCGCTCGACCTCCGTCGACCGCTCGCACGTCGTCACGCTCACGCTCATGCAGACGAGCGACTCCCACCAGATCCTCAACGACTACATGCACGCGGATCAGCGCGACGGCAGCGGGATCTTTTCCCTCTCCGTGCGCGACCCCGCGGCCAACGCGAGCCATTACGCCTACAAGGCCTGGGTCGGCAACCCGCCCAAGTACAAATACGGCGCGGTCGCGGAGGAGTTCACCTGGACGATCTATTGCGAGAGCATCGAGACCGACCAGCAGGGTAAGGGCCTGGGCGGCCTGTTGGGCGCGATCGTCAACCTCGCGGGCCAGGCCGCGGGCGCGTTGGGGTTGGGCCCATGAGCGGCGAGACCCTGTTCGACCGCCGCTGGGCCGTCACCGTCGGCCCGCCGGACGGCGACGGAAAGAAATGGACGGATCTTCGCGTCACCTTCCACGTCGAGAAGTCCGGCTCCGCGACGCCCAACAAGGCGACAGTCGAGATCTACAACCTCAAGGAGGAGTCGCGGAAGTACATCACCAAGCGCATGGCCTTTATCCTGGGCGGCGGCTACGTCGGCAACGCGACGCAGCTGTTTAGCGGCGCCGTAGAACTCATCGACCACGAGCAGCACGGGCCCGACTGGGTCACGAAGCTCGAGAACCATGACGGCGTCCACGCCTACCGCGGGCTCGTCCTCTCGGAGAGCTTCAAGCCCGGCACCACGGAGACCGCCGTCGTCGACGCGATCGCCCGCAAGATGGGCGTCAAGGTCGGCGACCTCAAGGGGCTCGGGATCCGCTCCAAGGCCGACGGCAAGGTCCTGCGCAAGGGGCAATGGAACCACGGGCGGACGCTCTCCGGCACGGCGCGCGCGGAGCTCGACGCGCTCTGTCGGCGCGCCGGCGCACGCTGGAGCATCCAGGACGGCGTACTGCAAGTCCTCCGCCTGGGCCAGTCGCTCGACGACGAGGCGGTCGTCGTCAGCCCGGCGACGGGGCTCGTCGGCTCGCCCAAGGTCACGGAGACGGGCGTCAAGTTCACGATGCTACTGACCGGGAAGCTCGTCCCCGGGAAGCTCGTCCAGCTCGACACCCGCTACATCAAGGGGAATTACGTCGTCGAGAACGTCGTCCACACGGGCGACAGCCACGGCCACGCCTGGCATACGCACATCGACGCGATTCACCTGTTCTGACCCCGGGAGGGCCCATGACGGAGCCGATCAACCGCAAGCCGGATACGCTCGAGGCGCTCCGGGCGATCGTCCACGGCGAGCTGGCCGACATGCACACGATGATGCCCGGGAAGATCGTCAGCTACAACCACGACAAGCAGCTCGCCGATGTCAAGCCGGTCCACCTCCGGACGTACCTCAACGAGAGCGACGAGGAAGAGCAGCACGAGCTGCCGGTCATCCCCGACGTCCCCGTCCGCTTCCCGCGCGGCGGCGGCTTCACCATCACCTGGCCGCTCAAGGCGGGCGATCCCGTCTGGCTGGAGTTCGCGGAGCGCTCCATCGACGACTACCTGGAGACAGACGGGACCCAGATCCACGACGACCTGGACGGCCGACGGCACCACCTCGACGACGCCGTCTGCTACCCGGGCGGCGGCACCGCCAAGAACGCGAGCCCGATCGCGTCGGCGACCGACCTCGTGATCGGGCTCGAGGATGGCTCCGGCGCCCTCTACGTCAAGGCCGACGGGAAGTTCCACTTCGGGACGGCGGCGGCGGCGAAGGCCCTCGGCGTCGCGGACACGATCGACGCGCGCCTCTCCGCGCTCGAGGTCCAGGTCACGCTGCCGCACGGCAACGGGAACTTTGGGTCGCCCACGGTCCCGCCGCCGTTCTCGCCGGGCGCGGGCGGCGCGAGCACGGCCAGCACGAGGATGTTTACCGATGCCTGACCTCAAGCTCGACCCGTTGACGGGCGATCTCGCGCTCGTCAACGGCGACCTGGCGCTGACCGACGACGCCAGCGGCGAGACGCTCGCGCAGCGCGTCACGATCCGCGCGCGCATGTTCAAGGGCGAGTGGTTCCTCGATACGCGGCTCGGGCAGGACTTCCTGCGCGAGGTCCTCAAGAAGAACTCCGACATGACGCGCGTCGCCGCGATCATGCGCGCGGTGATCCTCGAAACACCGGGCGTTGCCCGCATCACGCGCTACACGCAGACGCTCGACCGCGCCGCGCGCAAGCTGACCGTCTCCGTCGGCGTCGCCGGCGACGACGGCGTGAACGCTTCCCTCGACTTGGAGATCGGCCCATGACCATCACCTACGGCCTCACCGATGCCGGCTTCGTCCGCATGCGGCTCCCGGACATCAAGCAGGAGTGGGAGGACGCGCTCAAAGCTCAGTTCGGCAACGGCATCGACCTGGGCGGCGACTCGATGTTCGGGCAGTTCGTCGGCATTGGGTCGGAGCGCGAGGCGCTCTGGTGGGAACTCATGGAGGCGGTCTATTACAGCGCCTTCCCCGACCACGCGACGGGCGTCCCGCTCGCCCTCGCCTGCGCTATCGTCGGCGTAACCCCGCTCAAAGAGATGTTCTCGACCGTCGACGTCGCCATCACGGGCGATCCCGGGACGGTCCTTACGGCCGGCCGGATGGCCTCCGTCGACGGCACGGGCGCGAAGTTCCAGACGACCGCCGACCTCACCATCGGCGACGGCGGAACGGTCACGGCGACCTTGACGGCCGTCGACGCGGGCCCCATCGACGCGCCGCCGGGCACGCTCACCGTGATCGAGACCCCGGTCGCCGGCTGGACGGCCATCACGAACGCCGCTGGCGCGACCCTGGGGCGCAACGCGGAGGGGGACACGGCGCTCCGACAGCGGCGCCAGAAGTCCTTGACCATCGCGAAGGGCGGCCCGGCCGCGGCCGTCGAGGCCCGGCTCCGCCTGGTCGACGGCGTGAAGTTCGCGGGCGTCAAGGAGAACCGCACGAACGCG